AGATACAAAAGGTATTAGATCAAACATCCGGTATGTCTGTTTCGCTGCCGCACGTATATTCTAGTAGCACTAAAGATTTACGGACCATTATTGAAACACTAGATCGGGTACAAAAGGGTGAAGAAAAGGTTGGTAAACAGCACGATACTAATGTAGCAAAAATAAGAAAAGAAAATAAGGAGCTCAAAGAGAGAAATAAGATATTAGAAGAAAAAGTTGGACCCATTGAGGAGGGGCAGGTTCCTCCGGCAAGAAAACCTAGAACTCAAGCCCCAAAACAATCCGTTGATGTTGCGGCAAAAACAATTGAAGAAACATCTATGATTAAAGCGAAGTCCGATGAACAAGCTGTTGTTGCCGAACAAACACAACTCCATCTTCTCGAAGAGGAATTAAAAGTTGAAAAAGAGATCACGGCAGAAAAGGAAAAACAGATTCCTAAGGGAGCGCCTGATACTCAACAGGGAATAAAATCTCAAGAAGAACTCCAAAAGAAAATCGAAGATACTAATCGTGTTATAAAAATTCAAAAAGAATGGTTAGAGTATATAGATCCGGTTCTTGACGATGAAACTTACAAAGCATCTGGTAAAAAAGATGCAGCAGATAAATTAAAATTCAGAACACAGAATCTGATGGATTATCGTCTGCATCCAGAAGAGTATGAGTGGAAACAGATGTATCAAGAAAAGGCTGAAATTGCGCAAGCCAAGGCATATAAAGAGGCTGAGCGTCAAGGTGTCGCACAAAGTAGATTATCTAAATATCATACAGACGCTGTTTATTCATATGATAGCAATGTTAAAAAGTTACAAGAAGAAAGAGCGTTGCATGAAAAAATTTTAGTAGGTGCGGAAAAAGAGCTAGAAATTTTACAACAACAACTACAAGTAACAACTAATATAAAAGAACAAGGTGATACGAATCAAATAGCTCAACAACAGACGAATCAAGCACAAAATATTGTTCAACTCGTTGATAATTATGGAAAATCTCTTGACGAAGTTAATAATAAATTAATACAAGGTACCAAACTATTAAATGAACAAGGTCAAGTAATACGATTATTCCATAATTCTCCTAACATATTTGACAAATTTGATACGTCAAAAAGCGGAACACGTCAAGGGGCAACATTAGGTAAGGGTAATTATCTTTCATTGAAACAGGATAGTAAATATAATAAGCCGGAATTTGGTCGCTATCAAACACAATGGTATGCAGATGTTGAAAAAATCTTTGATAGTGACAAAGATGTTTTATCTCAAGAGCAAATAAATCATATTATAGATAATTTTTTATCCGGTGCTTCGGATAATATTAAAAATCTTTTAAATAAATCTAAGGGCAAATATATATCTAATGTGATGCAATATGTTGCAAAACAAGTTGGAGTCCAAGCCGTAGATATTTGGTCCTCTCTTGGATATGATGCTGTCAAACAGGATGATCAGATTAATATATTCGATTCATCAAAGATACATAGGGCAAATGATGCCGTGCTTGATATTGGAACGGATGAATTCGATAAATTAAGGAAGATGCAGGATGAAGCCAGAACGGAAAAAATAAATATATCTAGAAAAGAAAATCAAATAAAAGAACTGCAGAATAATTCCGGTGGGCATAATATCGATAAAGAAATCCAAGCTATTCAAGATAATATCACAGAGCGTCAAAATATTTTAAATAGTTTAACGCAACAAATTAACGAACAACAAATTGTCGTTGATGAGATTATACAACGGTATATTAATGGGCAATCTAATTCGCAAAAACATGAGCAAATGTCTATGTTCCCAGAAAAAGGTGTACAAAGTAAGCTTTCTAGTAAAAAAAATCAGAAGAAAGTAAAAGAAGCGCCACAGGGTACACAGATGACCATAGATGACATTGTACCTAAGAGCTCCGAAGATACAACTCCAAAGGTAGAAGATGAAGCTAAAGCTTTTGATAAAGTTGGAGAGGCTGCCGACAAAGCTGCTAAAAAGAAGGGTAAATTTGCTGATGCAAATAAAAAGGTTGCAGATAGTACAGCCCCATCTATTAAAGGTTTAAAAGATGAGGCTGGTGCATTAGATGAAGTTGGTGAAAAGACAAAGACAGCATGGTCTACAACTAGGCCTGGAGTTAAATCTATTCCTTTAGTAGAAACAAGTGACACGTTAGATAACTTCAATTTACCAGTTGATTATATGGGTGAAAAGGGTCAAGATGCTGTTCAGATGTTCGCTAAATTGAAGAGTGAAATTGAAGAGATGACAGGCAAACCCGTAATCATTGATTTTATATCCGATGTAAATGATGAGGGTCAGCTTGAAGCTGTTGGTGCAACTCTTAAATACGTAAATGAAGAGGCCGGCGTCACTGTTAAACAGTTTTATGATGTTGAGCGTAATTTAGACGGGGTTTTAGTTGCCACACAGTCACACGAAAAAGCAACGTTGGCCGCAGCTAAGGCTGCTAAGTCATTTAATACTGAAATGCAACAAAAACTCGCGTTAGAACAAATTAAAACTCTTGAGGGTCAAATGGGTTCTCTTGAACTTGATTTAAGCGAGGTTAAGAAAGCCGCTAGCGCTATAAATGATAAAGCTTCATTAGAAAACTTTAATCTTGCGTTAAGATCGGCTAAAGAGCAAGCCAAACAGTTAAAATCTGAATTAAAAGGACAAAACACATTAGATACCATTGCATCAATGGAGAGAGCATTATTAACATTGCCTAGTCGCCTAGACGAGGTTCAACGTCGTTTAAATGCACTTGGAGATATAGATGGCGCAGATACAATTGATGATGTTTTGCGTTCGATTAATCAGGAATATCAACACTTTTTAAGTAGCGCAGATTCTGATGAAAAGGTTAAATTGTTTAGATCTCTAACTTCATCAATGGTTTGGGTTAATGCAGAAATGCGCAATCTCAGTGGCCAATTCTCCGAAGCCAAAAGACAGGAAACTGCAGTTGAAAAAGAAGAACTAGCCAAACAAAAGGCCGCCAGAGAATCATATATTAATTGGTGGAAAACAACCCTAAATGCACAAGATGAAGCAGACGCATATGAAAAAGTATTGCTTGAAAGAGAGCGAAAAGAGAAGGAAACAGAAGAAAGGATTATTGCTGCACGCAAGAAAAAGGAAGAAGAATATAATGCGTGGTGGCAGAAGGCTCTCTATGATAAAGAAAGAGCTCCAAATCTGAAATATGGTAAAACCACTGCTAATTCTGCACAGCGCAAATTAGAAGCTACGGAAGGTGCTGTTGACGCACTAGGCGTAACCAATCCTGACATTCTCGCCAAAATGGATGCTTATAAAGCCAAAGTTAATGAAGTTTTAAAGATTAGGGCTAAATTCGAGTCAAATCCTCATGCAGCAGAAGATAGTACTTTAGTTAGACAGTTCCAAAAAACGGCTGTTGAAGCCGAAAATGCTCGTAGAGGTATTAAAGCGGTAATAGACGAGGAACAAAGAATGATGCAGACGTCTAGTGAGCAGGGATTCGACCCGGTAGAACTGTCTGCTAATCAAATAGCTAATCTTCAAAACGAAATGGTTAATTTAGCTCAAAATACCTCACAAGGTAGAGTTGAAATTAAAGGTTGGAATGATGATAATACTAAGATGTATTATACTGTTACTAACTCTAAGGGTGCCGTTGAAGAAATGACTATGGCTCTTGGTCAAGGTACTAACAGGCTTTATCAATATCGCACAGCCACCAAAGAAACAGGAACTTTAGTACAACAGATTTTTAAGGGTATTAAAACAAAGGCCAAGGAGCTTTTATCATTCGTTATTGGTGGCGGAAGCGTTTATAAGGTTATAGAACTGTTGAGACAGGGTATTCAGTATGTTCGAGAGATTGACCTTGCGTTGACGGAACTTAAGAAGGTAACAGACGAGACGGAAGAAAGTTATGATAGATTCTTAGAGACTGCGGCGAAGACTGCAGATAAGGTTGGCAGTACAATTCAGAAGGTTGTGAGTTCTACTGCCGACTGGGCTCGTTTGGGATACAGTATGGAACAGGCCGCTAAATTCGCTGAAAGCACTCAGATTTTGATGAACGTTAGTGAATTTACGGATGTTTCTCAGGCAACAGATACATTGATTTCAAGTGTACAAGCCTTTGGATATACTGCTGAAACATCAATGGAAGTTGTTGATTTGCTCAATACGATAGGTAAAATAATTGCCTACAGATAACTATAACGGTTAAAGGCTAGATATAGTTAAGACCGTGGAAAGACTTGATATTCATATTCAGACGAAGAAATTAAAAATATAATTTATGAATATCATTTATCCGTAACGACTGCAGGATGTGCATAGTAATATGCATATTGAAGTTATCCTTACAAACTATGTAAGTAATATACAGTCTGAACTCACACTATAATATACAAAATGAAATGTGAGAGATAGGCCGAAAGACCTATCCGCCATAGTAATATGGTCATAAAAGTAACAGCTCGAATAATTACGCAATATCAACAGCAGATTTGGCTCAATCCTTAACCAAGTCTTCTGCCTCATTAGTTGCCGCCGGTGGTGACTTAGCCGAGGCAGCAGCTTTAACTGCAACTGCCAATGCTATAATTCAGGATGCGGATGCCGTAGGTACCGCCCTGAAAACAACATCTCTAAGACTTCGTGGCACCGAAGTGTCAGTCTTAGAAGAAGAAGGTGTGGACTCCGATGGAGCCGTAGCCTCAAAATCAAAACTTCAAAGTAAAGTAAAAGCCCTTTCCGGTGTTGATATTCTCACCGAAACAGGCGATTACAAATCAACATATGAAATATTATCTCAAATTGCAGATGTTTGGGAAGATATTTCAAATATGGACCAAGCAGCGCTTTTGGAACTTTTAGCAGGTAAGCGTAATGCGTCAGTTTTGGCAGCAATACTTCAATCCCCAGAACAGCTTAAAGAAGCTTATGAAGACGCAAATAATGCTGCAGGTTCTGCATGGGAAGAAAACGAAAAATACTTAGATAGTATTCAAGGTAAGATTGACCAATTTAACAATGCTATGCAAACCTTATGGAGTAATATACTTGATGATGATATGGTTAAAGGCATTGTTGAATGGGTGACAAAAATAGTTAAAAGCCTTGATACAACACAAGGCAAAGTCCTGACTATCGTAAAAGCCGTTGCGCTTTTAATGGCATATAAGAAGGTTAATCCATTAGATTGGATTCCGAAGATGGGCACTTTCTTTGCCCAGTTCAGCGGCAAAGGATTTAAGGGGTCCATATCTATTATTGGACAGTATCTTGCACAACTTATTGGTATTGCTCCAGCGATGAAAACTATAACCGCAGAGACAATAGCTAACACGGTTGCAACGCAGACTAATAACACCGCAGAACAACAGGCAATATTACAAAAAATGGGATTAACTGGTGCAACTGGCGCATTGAACGCCGAAAAGAAAGAAGAAATTGCCAACAATATTGCCCTGGCTGTTACTAACGGTCAAATGACTGTTCAAATGGGACAGCAAATGGCTGCAATGCTCGGATATACATTATCGGTTGATGCGGCCGGTAAGGCAACAGTGGCACTTGATGCAACTACCAAATCTTTTATGGCAACTAACCCTGTAGGATGGATATTGCTTATCGTCTCTGCTGTTATGGCGTTAGTGATGTGGTTAGGCAATACTAAAACAGGAGCAGAAAAACTTAGAGAAGAATTATCTGACCTTAAATCTGAGCTTCAAGATATTAAATCAGAGATTGATTCTGTTAATTCAGAACTTGAAACAACTCAAGAACGTATGGCAGAGTTACTCGCCAAAGACAGTTTGTCATTTGTTGAACAAGAAGAATTAGATCGTTTAAAGAAAGAAAACGATGAATTGCAACGTAAACTTGATTTACTCGATTTGCAAAATAAACAAAAAAGCAAAGAGGCCGCAAAGAAGTTCGCCGAAACAATGACAAATGACGAAAATGCTGGCGACGACAGATATTATGTAGATGGAAGCAAAGCCAATTGGTTCTCTGACCTTGGTTTGCGCATGAGTGAACAACCTGTCGAGTACCTATCAGAATCCAAAACAATTGATTTAAAAATAGAGCAATACAAAAAATACGCAGAAGAATTTGCTGACTTAGAACGACAAATTATTGCTGCTGGCGGAGAAGAAACTGATATAGGTAAAGAACTTAAAAAAGAAAAAGATAAAATAGATACAGAGATGTCTGCGATTGAAACCTATATTACCGATAAACAGGATCAGTGGATAAAAGATTCTGAGGGTATTGAGTATTTTACGGGAGATAACTTAGAAGATTGGCAAATCGAATCTAATAAGTGGTTAGATATGATTAATAATACTCAGGATAAGTGGGCCATAGCATCCGACGGAGACAATGCAATGTCTAATGCTATTAAAAGTGTTTTTGGCAGAGAAGAGTTTTCAGATGAATCTGATCAAATTAATAAATATGTAAAAGATTTAAAATCGGGCGATACATCTGCTAAAAAATCAATTGAAGGTATTATTAATAGCAATGCAGATCTTAAAAACGCACTCGCAGCAAAAGGATTAGACCCTGAAGATGCAATAAGTTATTTTACTGATTTATCATCTACTAGTGCTTTTGATACTCTTAAAGGCAAAATTGCCGAAGTTAGCGAGGCGGCAACCAATTTTGAAAAATTACTTAAGGGCGACTCATTTAAAGTTGACGGGGTTGATACTGGATTAGCTGGATTGTTCGATGAAGAAGGTAAGATTATTCAAACAAAATTAAGCCAAGTGTTCCAAAATACAAGTGATCAAACCCGAGCCGAAATTACCAAATTACTTGAGGGCTCTTACGATATGATTGCAGATGGACTTGACGATTCTGAGATTAATTATCTGATGAATAGACTTGGATTGAGTTTTAGCCGAGCCATTCTTGAAATTGAAGAAACTAATCTTGCCAATAAGAATTTAGAATTATTCCCTGGGCTTAAAGATGAAATTTCTGGCATTATCGATACCTTTAGTGAATTAACATCTGCCGTTGGTAGCGTTGTTGATGCTCTGGATACATTAGACCAAGCACGCGCAGAAGAAGCATATTCCGGTTCAATGTCATTGGAGACCTTAGAGGCATTAATGCAGTCAACAGATAATTATGCAGACTTAATAGAAGTTGACGAAACTGGAGCTATTCATCTTGCTGCTAATGCACAAGAGGTGTTAGTTGCACAAAAATTAGAGGCGATTAAGCAAAATGCTGAGTTAGCACTAAAAGAAGCTGAACTTACATACCAAGAGGCATTGCATAATGAACAAACATATTCTCAAACTGGACCAGCACAAGAATTTATGCGAGGTCTTTGGAATGAAGTTGGCGGCGCAATGTCATTTGTTTCTTCATTATGGGGAGACTTAACAAGCGGAAATTGGAGTGGTGCTTGGGATAGAGCAAAAACTGCTCAAGAGGCAACTGTTACAAAAAAAGAAACGGATTACGCCAATAAGGCCGCTGCCGCATCAGCTGCCGTGGCAGACGCTGCTAAGAAAGTAGAAAATGCAGAAAAAATGAATAAGATTGCTCAAGGCTTGACGCCAGAGAATGTAAAGGCGAGATATAGCGCTGATGAAGCTTCTGGTGGAGCAGATGATCCAGAAGAAGTAGCAGAAAATGCCTTTAAAACAGCAATGGATTACTGGGAAAATCGTATCGCAGCCAACCAAGCTCGCTATGAACAACTTCAGAATGAAATTGACTTACTTGAATCCAAGGGTCAAAAGGCGGACGCATCATATTACGAAGAACAGATTAAACTTGAAAATGAACGTTTATCTCTGCTTAAACAACAAAAGGCAGAGGCACAAAATTTCCTCGGTACATTTACCGAAGGGTCAGAAGAATGGTGGGAAGTTGCGAACACCCTAAATGATATTGAAGGCGAGCTCGACAGTGTTACACAATCCATCGTTGATCTACAAGATGCCATTGGTGAAATCGACACCTACAAGTTTGAAGAGTTCGGCACCCGTCTAGACAACCTAATTAGCAAGCTTGGCACAATAAGGGATCTTATTGCACCTGACGGCGAAGAAAATTGGTTTGATGACGAGGGTAATTGGACTGAAGAAGGAGTTGCTGTTCTTGGTTCATACGTTCAAGAGCTCGAATTCTACAAGCAAGGATTAGAAGAAACAAGAGCAGAACTGAATAAGTATAACAAAGCTTATTCTAATAATACAAAAGCTTACTATGAGTCTCTCGGTATCCACTCAGAACAAGAATATTATGAAAAAGTAGAAGAATTAACCGAACAACAATACGACTTTGCCGAGTCAATCAGCGATACAGAGCAATCTATTGTTGATATGTACGAGAGTAATATAGATGCCGTAGAAGAATATATAGAAACACTTATCGAAGGCTATAATGACTACATCGACAGTGTGAAAGAAGCTCTTGATGCCGAGCGCGATTTATATGAATTCAAGAAAAACGTACAAAAACAATCAAAAGACATAGCAGAACTTGAAAGAAGAATCGCATCTTTGTCTGGTTCTACAAATAAATCTGAGATTGCAGAACGTCGTAAGTTGGAGGCCCAGCTCTATGAAGCAAGAGAATCACTTAACGACACATACTACGACCACTCTAAAGATGCTCAAAGTGAGGCATTAGACGCTGAACAATCAGCTTACGAAGAAACTATGAATAAGTTCATCGAGGGTCTTCGCATAGGTCTTGAAACAGCAACGAGAAATATGGACGAATTCCTTATGAGTGTAACAGGAATGGTAACGCTTAATGCAGATGCAGTTCTTGCTAAATATCAAGAAACAGAATTACCTCTTAGCGATGCTATTACTAATCCTTGGGAGGCAGCAAAAGCGGCTGTTGGTGATTACTCTGGAGATGCGCTTGAATTAATGAACACTTGGGCTCAAAATGGTTTCTTAACTACTTTTCCAGAGACAGTTAAGAAGGGACTAAAATCTCCTTGGGAGGCTGGACAGACTGCGGCAGGAGTATTTGAATCTAGTGTCGGTACAGTTATGAGTAATGTGGTTAAAACAATCGAAACTAATGTTAAAACTGCATCTTCCAAGTCGTCAGCATTATATAAGCAAATAGAAGACACGGAAAAGAGGGCTGCAAATGTTAGTAGTAGTACGGGCAGTCTCGGTAGTTCGGGCGGTGGTTCGAGTTCGGGTTCAAGTGGCTCAGGTGGTTCAGGCGGATCAGGTGGCGGAAATACTCAAACAACCGAAAAACCAAAAGAACTTACAGAAGCTCAAAAGATTGCGGCAAAAATTGTAAGATTTGGTTCTGCGCAGGGTCGTGGTATGAATGCCGGTAAAAAAGGCGACAATGGTGTTATTACTTGGAATGGAAAAGAATATAATGTTCAAAATGCTGGTAATACATTCAGAAAAGGTGCTAATTTATATAAGGCCGCCGTTGAGCATTTAAAATTTGGCGACAGGCAAATTTTCGGATATGACGGAAAAATCTATGGCTATCTTGATGGCGCAATACAAGAAATTGAAGGAAGATTTTGGTCTAAGAAAGGTTATAATGATTTTGTTGCTGGTGTTAAAGCAAATTATGCCTCCTATGCCAAAGGTACCACAGGCACTACTCGTGACCAATGGGCAATTACAGATGAACCACAATTCGGAGATGAACTTGTCCTCGTTCCGGGCAAAGACGGTAACCTTTCATTTATGCGTAAAGGTACCGGTGTAGTTCCTGCCGATATGACTCAAAAACTCTTCGAACTCGCTCAAATTCCAACAAGTGACCTGATGAAGAAAAACATTACCGCAATTGTACCAGACATCACAAAAACCGATATTTCAAATCAATTTAACTTTGATAGTTTGGTACATGTTGACCATTGTGACCAGAATACATTAAAAGACCTTGAAAAGATGGTTGACAATAAAATTAATGACTTTAGCAAGCAAATGAATTATTCGCTTAAGAAATTTACTCGCTAAATAAACAACTACTTAGCATTTGGTGGGGAGCAATCCCCACCTTTGCTAAATTATAAGGAGAACACATAAATGAACAAAAATATTGAAGTAGTTAGGAGGAAGACATCTTATGATTAGTCCTCATAGAATTAAATATCGAGGTGTTGAAAGCACCGAATTAAATATATTAGACCTTATAATGTGCGTTGCTTTTGATAGCGACAATGGAGAAACTGCCACCTATCTTAATAGAGAAGCAATTGCATCTGAAACATACGATGGTCGCTATAAAAGAGTTCATTCGTATAAATATAGTGAATCTTTTGCGCCCAAATTTACATTTATGAAAAAAGACTTTGGAAATTTTACAATCGAGGAAGTTCGTCAGGTAATTAAATGGCTAACAAGCACAGATACTACTGCATTACTCGATGTATATTATGATGATAGCGATGTCGTGGCATGGTCTGCTATCGGTGGGTGGACGGAGATAAGCACTTATAAATTTGCTAATAATCGCACAGTTGGAATTACTGCAACTTTTGAAGCTGTAACACCATATGCTCTCTCTGACCTATATACTGTAACTAAAACAATCACATCAGCAGCAGATAACAAAATTACTATTAATATAGATACTGATGACAATCAACCTGTTTGCCCACGTATTACCATTAGGGGAAAAGGTGTGATTATTCCAATTGCCGCAGGTACAACATTTAATGTTTATTCTGATATGGTTCCAAACACCGTATATTATAACGGCACTAACTATTATTGGAAATCGGATGAATCTGCACTTGTTACGGGTGCTACTGAACCTAATTATGGTTGGCCTAAAGTTCAAAGAGATACTGTATATTCAACAAATGATGAAATAAAAGAAGAAACAGTTTATTATTATACCTCTGACCAGAAATATCGTTGGATTGACCCTTATACATTTAAATCGTCTACAACTAATCCTAATCTTACTACAACGAGCGTTAGAATTACTAATAAGCATACAGATTTATTTGCTAATGTAAAAACATATAGTTCGACAGTTGTAAAAAACAATGGTCCGACCGAAACTATTGTAATAGACGGTGCTAATCAAATTATATCAAGTAGTAGAAATCGTATATTTGGCGATGACTTTGCGAATTGGAAATGGCTGGAATTGTATGATGGTAAGAATGAAATTACAGTTGAAGGCAACTGCGACATAACTCTGGAATATCGTACTGTGGTTAAGTGCGGAGAGTATTAAGGCGGTGGTTATATGAAGTTGTTTATAGATAAAGATTTCTTTAACTCACCAAAACCACCTGCGGTTTATCTTTGTAATACCGCAAAGAAAATTATTCAAGAATTACCTGCGACGAATCGCAGTGGTAATTTTAAATGGAATTCCTATAGTGAGATTTCGTTTGAGATTCCTAGATTTTATGTAGATATACTCACTGGCGAAACAAAAGTACATCCGGCATACGATAAAGTAGAAGCTCCTAGAAATGTATTGCTTAAGAACTACGGGTATTTTGCACTTCAGGATATTGACGATACATCCAGTGATGACGATGTGAAGAGCATATCTGCTTTTTCGCTTGAATATGCAACTTCTAACAAATATCTTACAAACTTCCATATTAATACCGGAGAAATTGATAGTAAGGAAGTGCTTTATAATGAAGCAGAATATGGTATTGACTACAATACTGACAGAGACTCATTCTACCAATATGCTTCTGGCGACTTCGATCCATATGAAAGTTATTATCAAAGAAACTATACAGACAAAGACTCGTATACTTATGAACAAGTTCAAATAAAAGATGCTAATGAATATAACGAACTTCTTGCAAAAAGTAATGCAGAATATGCTCAATTAGCAGATAAACTATATGTTAAGAAGTTTGCTAATGTCCAATTTTATAATCCAAATAAAAGGGGTTTATCACTTCTTCACCTTATATTCGAAAATATACCTGGGTGGGAAATTGGTAACGTAGACCAGTCGCTGTGGCATAGGGAAAGAAAATTTTCTGAGGACAGAATTTCAATTTATGACTTTCTTATGAACAATGTCTCAGAAACATTTGGTTGTACTTTCGTCTGGGATAGCTTAAACGGATTGGTGCATTGCTATGAAGAAGTAGAAGATGATGAAATAGAAAACGAATCAAGTACAAGATTCGAGACGGATGTTTATATATCAAAAGATAATCTTGCGTCTGAGTGTCAGGTGAAATATAGTTCGGATGATATAAAAACCAAACTTGTAGTAACAGGCTCTGACGACCTTGATATCCGTGAGGTTAACCTCGGCCGCAACGAAATTATGGATTTAAGCTTCTATCATACAGAAGATTGGATGGAGAAAGATCTTTTCGAAAAGTATGATGATTATATTCAGGAAATTAACGAAGCCCAAACAGGTTTAGACGCTTTCGGCAACAAAAGTGAAAAATACCCAATGTCATATCCTGATGCAGTACAAGGTTGGGTTGCTGCAAACAATAGACATCACGAACTTATGCACGCTGTTCCATCCGAAGATAATGTGCTGCTTGTTGGTGATGAATTCAAGAAATTATTCTGTATTTACACACCAATAGATACGGCTTATGCAGATGAAAAAATAATAAATGATATTGCAATCTCAACTAAATTTATAGATGGTCCATTATATTACGATAAACAATTAACCGTACCGATCACCAATATTGAAGACAAGGAGATATTTGTTGTTGGCGGTTTTAAGCTGCAATATATCAAACCTAATAATCAATTTCAGGTAATGGAAAACTTAGTAACTACATCCACAGATGCCTTGATTAAAAAACTTAATCAATACCATGTTGATGAAGATGTGGACGCTAATAAGAATGACAATATTTTCTTAAAGCTCAGAAACCCTTCGTCTGATGTGGCAACTATCCGTATATATGATGAAAAGGCTTATGTATCAAAGGGGTCTGATTATAATTCTTATTATAATTATTACACCAGAACGGATAAAGGAAAATATGAAAAGCTTAGAATCACTAATCAGCTCGAACTTGATGAAAGAATAACAAATTCTGAAAACGGCGTTTACACTAATAACTATAAGGTTCAATCCATTGTTATTAGGGCTTCAAGCGGTGTTTCTGAAGCTCCCGATGTATTTACATTAAGTGAATGGGTTAACGGTGAGTTGACTGCTGAGAAGATGGGTTTGAGAAGTGAAAACGAAAAATACACAGTGACTTATATTGGCACTATGGGTGCTTATTTTGTATTGGCAAAAGACGAAGTTGTAGTAACCGATACTGGTGTATTAAAAGTATCCGAAGACTATCTTCAATCTTGTGGCGTTAATTTACTTGAAGAAAAACATAAGATTTACACATCTATTTTTCAAACTCAAACTGAGGCAATGTTCTCACAGGAAAAATATCAATGTATTGTACAAGACACACAACCTGAGGGTGACTACAAACACGGTACAATATGGCTTGATACAAATGATGGTGGAGCAACCAGATATATATATGATGCAGATACACACGAATGGGTGAAATTTGACGATAACGATATTGATGTATCCACTGAAGATCAATATAATTATGAAAATTATCAGCGATATCTTGATAACTATAATAAACTTCGAGCAGTACAAAAAGTTTTAACAGAAAAAGAACGAGAGGCCACATATTGCCTAGGTGGATATCAAGTAGAAAATAAGAAAATTGACTTTAGTTTATATACTAGAACTGTTGATGATAATAAAGATGGTAAGATTGATGAAAAAGATACATTGAGATATAATGGACAAACCCTAGAGAGTGACATGCATAGAGTGGCAGAAGCTCATTTTTGTGGGGTTGATGCGTATGCTTCACAGGTTGTAGATGGTTCGAGTAAGTGGAATATAATTGAAGACTTGTATCTCAAAGCATATAAAGATGACAATGGCGTCCGAAAGGTTTCAAATAAAATAGATAAAGAAAATTTACAGTCTGGTGTCAAATATCGTGTAGACGGATATGCCTACCAGTATGATTCATCTATAAATAGCTTTAAGCGGATATTTGCTGATTATTATATTACACGTAAATCGATGAGTCAAATATTCCCATTATATACATTTACCACGTCTTTTGATCCAATCACATATGTAAAGAACACTAAGTCGTATAGCTCTATAGAACAGTATTATACAAAACATGAAACTATGGCAACTTATACTCCGGTTGTTATTGAAGACGAAGATGCATTTAAGAAATATGATGGTTCGACAAATGCGAAAACATTATACATTCAAACAAGCGGACACACATTTGCCGTATATCTTGACGGAACTACGCCCTGTGTTGCTTATGCAAATTCTGTGGGCGTATATCAAATGATTAGAGACTATATTAGAGATAAGACCGAAATGAGTGAATTCTTTAAAGATGGAGATTTGTGGATTAGATTGTCTCCGTTTATTAAGGAAGATGAGTTTAACGACTCTAATTTCTTGCTTACTGGCTATGAAAGTGAAGAAGAAAGAATTTCTATTTGTGAAGAGCTTATGGAATCTGCTGCGAAAGAACTGAAAACACTTTGTAAGCCTAGTCTTGAATTCTCTATGACAATGGCAAATATACTTGCTTTGCCGGAGTTTGCATCACTAGTAGATCAATTCCAACTTGGTAATTTTATTCGGGTGGAGATTAGAGATGGTTATGTAAAGAGGACAAGATTGCTTGAGGTTAATTTAAATTTTGATGACCTTAGTGATTTTTCTTGCACATTTGGAAATCTTGTAACTACCAAGAGTGAGATTGATAAACATGCAGAATTATTGGCTCAGGCTGTTAGTGCTGGTAAACAAGTTGCAAAGTCTGGTACCAATTGGCAAAAGTCAGTTGAGAAGACCAATAAGATCGAGAGTGATATTGCAGCAGGTTTACAAGATGCTGCTCTTAAAATCAGAAACGCCAGTGGTCAAAGTGTTGAGATTAGTGATAACGGATTAATTGGCCGCAAACTGATAGACGGCACAACCGATCAATATGAGGACGAACAGGTTGCGCTAATAAATAATAAGTTGGTGTTTACCGCAGATAACTGGAATACCTCAAAATCTTGCTTCGGAAAATTTGAATTTAACGGAGAAGAGCGTTGGGGCGTCCTTTCTGATGCTGTCGTATCAGGCTTTATTAGTGGTTCGGTTATTGAGGGCGGTTCTCTCAAAATTGGTGGCCAAGAAGGCGACAAAGGCACATTTATTGTCAACAATGACGGTTCTGTCCAAATACTTGGTCCAGAGGGAACAGAAATGTATGCTGGCAAAGCACTCGAAAATGCATATCGTTTCCAAACTAGGCTCACATATGATGGATTAACTATTTTCACTGACACTAACCATGAATGCACTATCACTTGTCATGTGTATGATACAAATAAACCAATTGTAGATAAAGGTATAGAGGATCAAGAAATTACAGCAGAAGTCATTTCTAAGGGCGGCACATTCACTTGGAATCGTGCTCTAAGCGGTAGCAATAGCGACTGGGAGCCGACCCTCGTAGATGGCAAACCAAATGTAATTTTAATTAAACACACAGATATAGAACGCAACGCACAATTTGATTGTGTTGTGGAATTTGAAGAATCTGAATTTAATACAGAAGGAGGTGCCTCTGAATGAAAATACAATCTACGCCTATAACATTCATAGATCAAACAGACTCTAGAAAGTTAGAGGTTTATATTAAAAGTAATTTACCAACGGCACAAATTTTCAACCAAAACACAGGGGCACACACTCCTGACTGGCGAGAAGGCGAAAACCTAATACTTTCCATGGATGTATTCTTAGACTCAAGAACTATGACCACGGCAGAATATAATAATACTACCATTAAGTGGTATAAAAACGACATCGAAATGCTTGACGGCTCCATTGAAGATATTAGTGACGACAAAAGAAAAATAATTATAAAAGATAACATATTAAAAGATGATGCAATTATTACTTATACTTGTGAGGCAACATATCAAGGCATCGTTGCTTTATCTCGTATAACATTTACACGAGTAGATAGTGGTCTTAATGGTTTAGACGGTGCAGATGGTACAAGCGTTAATATTAAAGCTACCGCTTCATCTGTAACTCCAATTGCGGGAACTGATTATTATACTATCACATATAGCGGTAGCGACATATCCGCAGCAGAATTAAATGATGCCTATATGTATAATGGCGATTTATATGTTTGCGTGGATTCTCGTGATGGCGTTGATTATTTTATCAATGTTGGCCGTATTCAAGGCCCAGCAGGTGAGCCGGCAAAAAACATTATTCTTACTGGTAGTGCGCAAGTATTCAAAATTAGCAAAACTAATGTTGTTACACCAAGCACAATCTCTGTGACCGCACATACATTTAACACCTCTGTGACAAGTTGGACTTATAGCACAAATGGCGGTCAAACTTTCCTAAGTACTGTGCCAACTGGAGTATCAAGAAATGGAAATATAGTAACTGTTACTGGTTCAACTATAACCTCAAATTCGATAGTTATTAAGGCATCTGACGGCACAGTTGAGGATGTTTTTACTATTTATAAAGCATCAGATGGTACAGATGGCTCCGATGGCGAACAGGGTGATCCTGCTCCAATTGCATTTTTAACTAACGAGAATGTTACTTTTAGCGCAAATTCTCAAGGTCAAATAACAGGAACTACAATTACATCAAATGTTGTTGGTTATAATGGCACAACCAAAGTTCTTCCTACTGTTGGTACAATTACGGGAATGCCTGATGGAATGACAATCTCTAAGAGTACTATTACTGCAAGTAATGAAATAATGTTAACTATTACGATTGCTAATAATTCCACATTAGGTTCTGCTTCTAATAATATGGGAACTATAAGTGTTCCGATTACTAGTCCTGTAAGCACCGTGCTTTATTTAACTTGGAGTAAAGTTAATGCTGGCCCAACCGGTGTTGGTATAGCATCCACTACTGTTGCATATGGAGTATCAGATTCCGCTACTACGAAACCTGCTGATAATGCTTGGCAATCTACAATTCCTGTTGTAGAAGATGGTAAATATTTATGGACTCGCACAGTTATTGACTATACCGATACCACTAAACCCGACACGGTGGCGTATACATATGCCAAACAGGGTGTTAAGGGTGACACTGGTTCTACTGGTTCTTCTGTTACTGTATCTTCTATTCAATATCAAGAAGGTGCATCTGCTACAATTCCTCCAACTGGTACTTGGTCAAATTCCGTTGTTTCAGTTGCTGAAGGTAAATTTTTGTGGACAAAGACAGTTTTTTCAGATGGGAAAACCGCATATGGCGTTGCTAAACAAGGTGTAAGCGGTAAAGATGGCATAGGCATTAATTCTATCACTGTTGATTATGGAACATCAGATTCTGCCACAGTCCAACCCACAACTTGGCAACAAAGTATTCCTGCAGTTGCTGAAGGTAAATATCTGTGGACACGTACCATTACAGATTATACCGATACATCTAAAGCTGATACAGTAGCTTATGTTTATACAAAGCAGGGGATTAAAGGAGATACCGGAACGGCGGGAACATCTGTTACAGTAAAATCTATTAAATATCAAGCTGGAACTTCAGCAACGGTTGCTCCAACTGGAACATGGTCTGATAGTGTTGTTGCGGTTGCAGAGGGTAGTTATCTATGGACTCAAACAACATTTTCAGATAACAAGGTTGCTTACGGTGTTGCAAAGCAAGGTAACTCTGGTAGAGGCGTTTCTAAAATTACAGAATATTATTTGGCCTCAACTGTTTCTAGTGGCGTCACGACATCAACAACCGGATGGACGCCTACTATTCAAACTATAGACTCGTCTAAGAAGTATTTATGGAACTATGAGGTTGTTACATATACAGACAACACAACAAGTTCAACTAATCCTATTATTATTGGCGTATTTGGAAGCACTGGTGCAACAGGTGCCGCAGGTAAAGGCATCGAATCTGTTACTGAATACTATTTGGCTTCGGCATCATCTAGTGGGGTAGTAACATCTACTAGTGGTTGGACAACAACCATGCAGACTTTGACGGCCACCAATAAGTATTTATGGAATTATGAGTTGATTACTTATACTGATAAAACAACTTCTACTATTGCTCCCGTAATTATAGGTGTTTATGGAGATAAAGGTGCAACAGGTTCTGCCGGTGCAGACGCATATACGGTTCTTCTTACAAATGAGTCGCACGTATTTGCGGGTAGTACATCTGCGGCAATAGCCTCTAATGCAACAACACAAGTTTTAGCGTATAAAGGTGCGGCATCTCAGTCCGTAACTATTGTTTCAGTTAATGGTATTGCGGCATCAACCACTTCGACTGGTACAGGAATTGCCGGTCTATCGTTCTCTTGTTCTGCATTAAGTGGAACATCTCCAACGATCACATTCACTTGTACAACATCGTTCATAAGTCCTAATGGAATTATTCCAATTGTAATTAATGTTGGTGGCATATCTATTACTAAGATGTTTACTTACTCTATTGCATTTAAGGGTGCAACTGGTGGTACTGGTTCTGTTGGTCCGGCATCATCTTCGTATTGGCTTGTATCAAACGCAAGTGCAGTACAGAAGACATCGAGTGGAGATATTTTATGTACACCTGCGACATTAACATTTACAGGTAGAATTCAGACTGGAACTAGCGCACCAACTAATTATGCTGGTAGATGGATTTTGGCATATTCTACAGATGGTTCTACTTACGTCGATTCGTATACTTCTACGGCAAACGAAGCCACTGCATCTATCGCTGCTTCTGCTACTTACAAGGCTGTTAGAGCAAGAATGTATTTGGCTGGTGGTACGACCACACTGCTTGATGAACAAATTATACCTTTTGTTTCAGATGGCGAGACAGGTGCTCCGGGTGCGACTGGCGATAATGCCGTAACATTCCAGGTTTATTCAAACAACGGTTATGCATTATCAACAAGTGTCCCAACTATTTTACTTCAGACATTCGCATACTTTGGAGATGTTGAGATCACTTCTGGTGCAACGTTCCAGTGGTATCGCCATAATGGAACCGACTGGGTTGCTGTTTCAGAAGCAACAAATGCTTACTTTAACGTATCCCGGGATGATGTATCTTTCAGTAACAACTATATGTGCAAGATGCAATTTAACGGCACCGAATATGTTGGCGTAGTAACTATTGATGATAAAAACGATGAGAACAAGGTATTCGCTTCAAAACCATCCAATTACTTTGCAGGTGATTTATGGATTGTTGGTACGGACTATGCGCCTCCTGGCTATACAGTTGGTACTATGCTTAGAGCAGAACATACAAATGGCACTTACACAGATAGCGACTGGGTTCCTGCGACTAAATATGATGATGAAATTGATGATCTTAAGTCAACCATAGATTCGTACAAGAAATATTTCTCAGTAGATAGCACCAATGGTCTCCAAATTGGAAACTCGTCAATTAACAATGATGTATTAACGATAGATCATGTCGAGACATCTACTATGGATGCTATATCTGCCAATATCGAATCTTTAAATGTTGTCGGCAGATATTCAGGAAGTACAATGCTTCAAGCCCCAATTATAAATTTAGGAAAATTTAGTCTTGTGATTGAAAGCAACGGAAGTCTTTCAATCGTAGTAAACACATAAGAAAGGAGAATAAATTATGGAAAAGATTACTACAACTACAGAAACTATTACCAAGAATGTTCACGAGTTCTATTGTGATGAATGTGGGGTTCTTATTGGAACCTCAGAAGAGTATCCAAATGGCGGCTATGAACGTCTTGGGGTTTATGAATTAAATGTTCTTACGCCAGATGGACTCTTCAAGTATTATGATAAATGTTTATGCGACACTTGTAAGGAAAGTTTTCCCACTAAGGTGGCAGAGGCTCTTGAAGCAATTGGTTGCGTATATAGAAGTGAAACTTAAAAGACGAGGTGAAAAGATATGGCAACAATTAATGGAACATCAGTCGGTGGAATGACTCTACAGGCTGATTACTCATACACACAGAACACTTCTGCTAACACATCAACCGTTACGGTTACTTTGAAGTTAGTAAACCACTACGCATTATATGCAACTGCCTTAACCGGCTCGTATATTTCCGTAGGTGGTAGTAAAACAAATTATACAAAATCAATTAGTTATGGTGGTTCAACCACTACAACTACTACATTAGCTACAAAAACAGCTACTGTAACACATAACAGTGACGGAACTGCTACTTGTAATATTTCAGGCACATTCGTTATAAATGGTACATATCGTGGATCTTCGGTTGGAACAATGACCGTAAGCCAAACAATTACCTTGCCTAAGATTGCTCGATCCTCTAGTTTTACTGTATCGTCAAGCGTTAATACTGGCTCGGCAATATCTGGAACTGTTACTCCTTCTTCAACTGCGTTTAATCACAAAATTCAGTTGAAGATTGGTACTACAGTTAAAGATACAATTACTATGGCTGTCGGCACAACTACTTTTAGTTACACAATACCGCACGCTTGGTTCCCATCGAGTACGAGCGGAACGGTAACTGCGGTGCTTCAGACATATAATGGAACGACGCTCGTAGCAAGTACATCCAAAAATATTACGGCAAATGTACCCACATCGGTGGTGCCAGCCGTAAGTGCGTTTACTGCGGCGATAGCAGCAAGTGGATTAAGTGGTCTTTATGTTCAAGGCAAGACTACGGCAAAACTAACTGCCACTGCTACTGCTGGAAGTGGAAGTACAATTAAATCATATACTTTTAGCGGTTCGAATGTTACTTCATCTGGTAACTCTACAACTCTAACAGCAAATACCGTTACTACTGCCGCTATTAAAACTGCTGGTACGGTGACTTATACTGTTAAAGTACAAGATAATCGTGGCAGAACGGCAAGTAAAACTGTAAACATTACGGTGTATCCATATGCCACTCCTAGTATTGGTCCAGTATCGGTGCAACGTTGTGACTCTAGTGGAAACCTTTCGCAGAGTGGCACTTACGCAAAGTATACTGTTAACTCATCATATTCTAATGTTGGTGGCAAAAATACAAGAACTGTAACTGTCGCTTATAGTAGCAATAATGGAACTTCTTATTCTGCCGAAACAACACTTCAAGCAGCAACGGATACTGCCGCAACCAAGAGTGGTATTTATGGCGGAGGTGCGTTTGCACTTGCAAGTACTTATATTTTGAGATTCACAATCAAGGATGCTTATGGGGCAACAAAAACTGTTACCGCACCACTTCAGTCCGCAGCTAGGCCGATTAATGTTCGTTCTAATGGTAAGGGCGTTGCAATTGGCGCAATGTCTACTAAAGATGCGTTTGAAGTTTCGATGAACGCAGATTTTAATAATGCGGTAAATATCGATGGTGTAACTACAATAAATAATACGTTAACGACAACTGGTATTATTAGCTCAAAGAAACATATTAATATGGGCGGGTTGAATGGACAGACAGAAGAGTTGCAAGTTAGATTTTCTAATCCAACAAATTCTACAAACCCACACAATTGTTATTTGTATGGCGGAAATCCAAATAGCCCAACTGCAATCGGATTATATGACTCAATGAACACCAGACCGATATTGGTTTATAGTGACGCAGGCAATCAAATAGCGCTTGGTAATGGTAGTTCCGTCATCTTAATTAACAATAGCAGACTTGGTGACTTTGTTGTTGAGCAAGGTACACAAGGCGACTGGACATATCGTAAGTGGAAAAGCGGATTCGCTGAATGTTGGAGAAATGTTAGTGTGACTCCTATTACTGTCAATGGTAATAACAAAATCCAAATGGATTTGCCATTTACTTTTGCTGATACAAGCTATAATGTAACTATTACTCCAGCAAAGGCAGCTATGTATGTTGATAGATGGGGAGATTGCGAAACAAACGGAACCATTACGCATACAACGACAAAGTTTACAATGGCCTATAATTACGCTTATGGTACCGCTTATGCGGTGAGCTTTAATATTGTAGTTAATGGCAAGTGGAAATAAAAAGAAACCTCCATAAGAATAAAGATAATTACGCCCAGGAGGTGAAATATTAAATGAAAGATGCGATTCAAGGAATAGAATTTTTAGGAGTTCCTGCATGGATAGCTGTTATTATCGTGGGAATTCTACTGGTTATTCAAATAATTGGATGTATATTAGACTTTAAAGGAAAAGTTGTGCCTGAAATTATTAATATACGTGGGCATCTTAGAAGAAAAAGAGAAGAGAAAGAAGAAGCAGAAAGAAAAGCAAAAGAAACTGCGGAAACTCTTGCCGAAGTTAAACAACTTTTATCTGATGTTAATGCTCATTATAATAAAGACAATATTACAAAGCGTAATGATTGGATGAAGAGCGTAGATAAAAGCGTTGGCGATAATGATAAATTAATACAAACTCTTGACGGGAAAATAGATAAATTATTAGAAACTAATGAAAACTTAAAAGATCAATTGGCTCAAGTCAAGAGCAACGTGCTGGAAAATGAAGCGGATCGTCTTCGTTCTGAACTATTTGATTGTGGTAATAGATGTAGGCGTAATATTAGACTTCACCCAGAAGAAATGGACCATATACGAGATGTCTATCATAAATATTCAGATGTGTTAAAACAAAATGGCCCTGGTGAAAAAGAGTTTAATTTTATAACAGATTATTATAATCATCAGAGTTTTCCGACTTATCATCAACCAAATGATTAAACAATGCAAAATGATTAAAAGGAGAATGATAATTATGAAAAATAAGATTAAAAATAAAATACAAACATCAAAGAAACTCGCAGTATTTGCTTGTGTTTGCTTTGCTTTATCCATTTTATTTGGCATGGTTGCATTTGCATATTGCGCTATTATGGATAAATCTCCAGACATGACGTTGCCAATTACAATAATCACAATTACCGGTGGTGCTTTTGGTGTTACTATTGCTACATATAGCAATAAAGCAAGATATGAAAATGTCATTAAAGAACAAAGAAAAACTTTAAAAGCTAAATATTTAATATTGAAAGACGTTGGTTCCATGGACGAGGATCGTCTAAAAATGGAAATCGAAGATGAATTATCTAAGATTGAAAGCGATGCCGAAACTGAAAAGTCTTCATCGAATCAAGAAGTTTCATATAATGCGTAAAGGAGAAATGAAATATGGAAAATGTATTAATTTGGTTAGATATTATAATCGGGGTTTTATCTGGATTAAGCGTTGCAATTCCTCTTGGTGTTACATTATATAAAACTATTAAAAATTTAATTCAAGAAAAAAAGTGGAATGAAATTATTAAGTTAACCTTGGAGTTTATGGTAGAGGCTGAACAAAGATATTCTGATGGTACCGATAAAAAAGTATTGGTTCTTGCTATGATACAAAAAAGTGCAGCCCAGATAGGTTACAATTTAGATGCTGAATCTGAAACTAAGATTAGTGAGCTTATTGATAAAATATGCGAGGCATCAAAAATCATTAATACAAAAATAGAAGAATCTAAATAAATAGTTTAGGGGATACAGATTATTTTCTGTATCCCTAAATATTTTAACAAATTGTAAATTATATCATACATATATTGACAAATTAGTAATTTTATGATATAATAATTGTAGAAATGATTGGTGGGACAGCGACTGATCATCGTTGAGAGTGCCTTACCACTCTCTAACCACCACGTTTCGTTTAACCTGTAAGGAGGGTAAATTATGGGTCGAAGAAAAACAAAGGAAGAATTTATTAATGAAATGGCAATTAAGAGGCCTACTATCGATGTGCTTGGCGATTATATAAACAATCGTACTGGGATACATTGTAAGTGTAAAATTTGTGGATTTTCTCATTATATTAATGGGAAGCCGTGGAAGCCAACTCCAAATGCCTTACTTAGCGGAAGTGGGTGTCCTGCTTGTATTGGACAAACTGTTTTACAAGGATTTAATGATTTGGAGACATTACGACAAGATATTTCGTCGGAATGGAATTATGAAAAAAATAATGGTCTACTTCCAAGTATGGTTACTACACACAGCAATAAGAAAGTATGGTGGAGGTGTTCTGTGTGTGGATATGAGTGGCCTGCTATAATATCTGATAGGAGCTACGGCAAAGGATGCCCTGGATGTTGGTCAGAAATGCAAACAAGTTTTCCAGAACAAGCAATCTTGTTTTATTGTAAACAAATTACCGACGCTAAGGGGCGTTATTCTGAATTTGGGAGAGAAATAGATATTTATTTGCCAAAATTAAACATGGGTATTGAATACAATGGAAGTTATTGGCATAAGAATGAAAAGGAAATAGAATCTAAGATAGATTTTTTTCAACAAAATAATATAAAGATTATTACAATTGCCGATGGTTTAAATGATACCTTTGATGAAAACACCATTACACACACTAATAAATCACTAGATTGGGCTATTGGTAAATTGTTTGAAATAATCAAAATGCCGAGTGTGGATATCAATACAAAAAGAGATGAACAAAAAATTTATCAACAATATTTAGTTTATAAAAAAGAAAATTCGTTTGGATTTAAGTATCCCGAAAAGGCAAAAGATTGGGATAATGAGCGTAATGAGAAAACAACTCCGTATATGGTTAGCGCATCTTCCGAAAAGAAATTTTGGAGAATATGCCCTAAATGTAATAGGCCATATCAAACCAGTATTTTTAGTTGGGTGAATTCAGATGGTTGTAAGTCGTGTGCTAATGCTAAAAAAGTATATCTTTTTGACGCTAACGGAACACTTCATCAAGAGTTTAGTAGTAATACTGAAGCATCTCGAAAAATAGGAATTCCAGAAGCCACGAGCCATCGTAGATGTATGGATCATAAACCATTATGTCGGGAACCATGGGTTGGTTATACTTTATGGTTTGCGGAAGAGTTTAAATAATATAATTAAAAATAGGGTACAGAAATCAATCTGTACCCTATTTTTTTTGCCCTTCAACATATTCGCTCAATATTTTATTTACCAAGCTATTCATTGTTCTACTATCTTGTACTGCAAGCATTTGCAGTCTGAAATGCAAAGGTAATGGGACTCTAATTGTCATTGTTTGAGTTGGTTCTTTTTTCATATTCTCACCTCTTTTTTATTATATCATAAAAAAAATTACTGTCAAAAAGATTGACATTGAACACAAATGATATTATAATCAAAATAGAAATGAACACAAATCAACACAAACGAATACAAGTGAAAGAAGGGGAATAGAAAATCATGGAAACAAGTAGAACTCAAATAATTATTTTAAAAATTCTTCAAAACCAGCAAGCGAACACTCCAGCTACTGCGATTACAATCGCAAACATGATGTCAGTAGTTAATTTCAACAAATCATACTCTACTATATATAGAGAAATAAATGCTTTATTATATAATGGTATGGTGTCTGCAGGAGTTAAAGATGGTAAGTATAGAACTTTTTTTGTAAATAACATGGGAAATAATTTAATTAAGGAGATGGTATAAATGGATAAAAATAAAATAACATGGATAGGACTTGGACAAGCCGGGGGCAACATTACACAAATCGCGGAGGCCAAATACAATTACCCCGCAATTTGTATGAATACAAGTCGTGAAGATCTTTCTTCGCTAAAGAGTGTAAAGTATCCTATATGGATAGAGAATGGTATTGGTGCAGCTAAAGACCGTAAGAGCGTAATTAGGCTCATGTCTGAGTCTATCGATGATGTTGTTGGTAAAATTAATACTCTTGTTACTGGAGACATCACTATCGTAGTATTCTCTGGTGCTGGTGGTACTGGTAGTGGCAGTAGTAGCTTTATTTGTAAATACTTAGTAAGTCAAGGGAAAATTGTAGTCCCAGTTGTAATTCTTCCGTCAGATGACGAATCCGCAAAAAGTCACGCAAACACATATGATTGTCTAGCGGAGCTTAGTCAAATAGATGGTATTGGTGGCACTTTCCTACTTGATAATTCAAACGTTGAAGATAAGTTTTCAATTAATAATAAGTTTGTTGCCGATATAGACACCTTATTGAGTCTTAATCACTCAAGTCAATATGGGAATATAGATGAAGCTGAGATTAGAACTTTGCTGTCATGTTCGGGCGTTTCTGTTATATCTCGTTGCAGTAAAGCCAAAAGCACCTCTGCTGATATTATACATAAATGGCATAATGGCATTTATACAAAAATAGAATCAAATACAGCTATGTACTTAGGACTTTCAACAAGTAACCGTTCTTTAGATAGTAGTTCGTTGGTTAAAGAATTTGATGGAATTTTTGATACTTTCTTAGGTGTCTCTGAGGCTACATCGCTTGCTATCTTAACAGGCCTGCAATGGCCCATGAAGAGAATTGAAAAGTTTAAGAACAAGTTTGAACAAGTGGTTAGTACTATGGCCACAAATTCATATAAACCGCAATTTTCAACATTACAAGGACTATCACCCACTTCATCTCCGACCATTCAATCCAAAGCATCTGCTAGTCCCAGAGATATATTAATGGGGTTGTTATAAACAATTAAGAGTCACCGAAAGGTGGCTCTTTTCTTTTTGCCCTAAAAAATAAACCCAGTAACCATAAGGGTTACCGGGTAGTTTACTTTTATATGCAATGTATCAACACTCGACACGAAAGTAAACTAAAATTTCCACTGAATACTTATCTCATCTGCTGCCACTGAGACTTTTTCAATCATAGCTTTTGCAGTCTCTTTTTGCTCATCAAAATCAAGTTCATCCCAACGCTCTATTTTATCAAGTATAGCGTCTGTATTTGTTGTCTTTCTATGTTCTAATGATTTCTGTAATATATTTGATTCAATCTCGGATTTTTGTTCATCAAGTTCATCAATCTTTGCATTAAGATAAGGAAGTAACTTTGCATTACCATTTGCTAATCCTTCAATTAAATTATCTATCTGTTCTTTTACTTGTGCCAATTTTATTTTTAGATTATTAACCTCTTCTTTGCTTTTGATTGGTGCATCTTCTGTGGCAATTCCACGAAGTTCTTGTACTTTTGTAAGCAGTTCTGTTTGTATTACTTGTTCAACTTCTAAAACCTTAATGGGTCTACCTAGTCCGTCACATACTTTAAGATTTGTTTTTCCACGACATGTTAAATATCTGCTTCCCTTATAACCACTAGTTACACATACTGCATAGCCACACTTGCTACATTTTAATAATCCGGTTAAGAATGTATGCTTTCCTGTTCCGCTATTACGAATTTGTGTATTTGAATCTAATTTATATTGTACAGTTAGCCATATGTCGCTATCAACAAGTCCTTCGTGTGGCGCTAATGTTACATGGTGATCTTCTACATTTGTATATTTACGTTCATTTGCTTCTCGTTTCCCGTAAATATAACATCCATTTGTGCCGATATAATCTTCTATGGGATTATTCATATTACATTTTTTATGTTGATAATAAATATAGACATCGGCGTTAGCCTTTACATATAACGGATTTCTTAATATACGGCTTATTTTACCACTATCCCATGATACACCGTTACTACTCTTGATACCTCTTTTGTTTAGGTCTTTAGATAGTTTTCCAAGACTAATATCGGTTAGTGCATAACGCTCATATAATTCAATTAGAATTTTGGCTTCTTCTTCGTTTGTGATAAGGTGGCTTGTGTTAATTCCATCAATTATTGTTTTTTCTTTCGTAAATCCATATGGAATTGTTCCTCCCATATAGAATCCCTTAGACCCTCTTGAGTAATAACTATCTTTGACCCTTTGCTGAATACTTTCACGCTCGAATTGAGCAAAAGATATAAGCATCATCATAAGTAAGCGTCCAAGCTGAGTTGAACTATCAAAACCCTCTTTGCAGCTTATGAATGATGCTCCATATTTAGTGAAAGTTTCATGCATTTGTACAAAGTCTACGACATTACGGCTTATACGATCTAATTTATAAACTATAACTTGATCTATGACTCCTGATTTAATATCCTCCATCATTTCTTTAAATGCGGGACGTTTTGTGTCTTTCCCAGAGTAACCTTTATCACTATATATTTTATAGGTTGCGTTACCCGCCCTGGATGTACATTCATCTACTTGTGTTTCGATAGATATACTGTCTTTCTTATCTAATGATTGTCTTGTGTATACTGCTTTCATGTATCTCTCTCCTTTGATGTTTTATATCACAGGAGAATTATACCATTAAGTTTACTTATGTGTCAATTGACTTCATGTCATTGGAAAAAATAAATTGCAAGTTTTTAATAATGCCTATTTTAACCTTTCGCATTTGCAACTCATCAATGTTTGGTTGATAGTTTATCACCTTAAAACCATTCATGTGATTTACTGATTTAATAATATATTTTTCCATTTTCCTACCCCATTCATTATTACTCTATATTATATGTAGAAACTCAAAAAAAAAGAATTATGTTGCTATATAAATAACTAATAAAACTATAATTCCTATTAATCTCGCAATAATTTTTAAATATGTTTCTTTCTCATAACTCATTAATAACCACTCCTTAAAAAAAATGAAAGCGGTGATATTACTACCACCGCCCTATTTAATTATTCAACTTCCATTTGCCTCACACTATTTGGCATTTTACCTTTTAATAAGGTTTAATCTGTTTCTATATCTTTTGAACATTTATTACATATCCATTGTATTGTTCGAGTACCGCTACATTACCCATTGTTTTAATGGTAGGATTAAGTTGACGAGAATCTACAATGAATTCGCAACGACAATTATTTGATAAAGTTGTCTTATTTTCGGAGTCGGTGTGTATATTGGCTTTTGCGTCCCCGATTACAACTTCAAAACTATTGCCATTATCACAAGTAATTACAGCACTATCTCCTACGGATACACCCCACCCTGTACCAACAGCCACCATAGGTTTGCCATCGATACATCTAAAGCCATTTTCATCCGTTGTTGCATACTGTTGCAGTTGCCATTGTGTACTTGATTTATTAGTAATTGCAGTATATGGCATATAAGATTTAAAATCTTTTTTATTTACTTGTGTAGTAGATTGTGTCTTTGCTTGAAGTTTAGTATTTTCTTCTTTGAGTTTTCTGTTTTCTTCTTCAAGTTGAGACACAATAGTGTTCAAGCTCGTATTTTCTTCCTCCAAGCGTTTGATTGTGCTTGTCTGTTCATTTACAGTAATACTTAAAGCATCACTGACCTCTTTTAACTTTGCATATTCATCTCTGGCATGAATAGATACAATAATAGTTGTTAAGATTAAAATTATAATTAGTATAGTTCCAATCGTCCCCCACAGGGGACTTCGGTGTGTTGAATGCATTTGGTTGTCCTCCTAAAAATTAATTGCTACTACCGAAACCTCCGGTGCGTACCCCAGATGCATTGTCGTCTTTTACAATGCCGTATTTAACAAAAATTCCTTGTCCAATACGGTCTCCAGTTTTAATTTCATATGGGGTACTACCAAGATTAAGAAGTCTAAATCCGATGTTGCCATCTGTTGACTCATTGTCATAGTAGTCTGAGTCTATTAATCCCGCCGTATTAGAAATCATGACAGGATGTTTTCCCATGCTTGATCTCGGAATAATCAAAAGTGCATTATCATAATACATATGGGCCTTAACATCGGTCCAAATCATAACCATCTCGTTAGGCGGAATAACAACATCAACCGGAGAATAAAAATCATACCCTGCGCTATGCTCAGTAGCTCTAGTGGGAAGTTTAATTTCTCCTTCATTTTTTCTAAATTCATCTTTTACGACTTCAAAAAATCTTGCCATTTTATTTTCTCCTATCTTTTTTTACAATTTCATCGAAATCTAATGGTGTATTAGATGTTTTTAATTTTTGATACCCGCCATCTATTATTTTGTATAGAATGTATTTTTGAAGGTTATTTTGAGTTACTATATAGCAATCAACCCCTTCAAAAACATATGTCAATACAATTTTTTCTTGTTTAGATATATTCATTAAAACCACCTAAATCCATAGAGTTTTTCGATAATAGAGTCTATATCTTTAAAACTTTCACTTGTGGAAGTTGAATAATAACCGTAATCCTTGAGGAAGTCCTGCTTGAGTTTACAATACCTGTTAAATGCTTCATCAAGTTCTTTCTTACGTGCCTCTTTTTCGGCTTTCAGTTTTTCCTGTTTGGTCTTTTCTTCTTCTTGCTTGGCTGCATTCAGTTGCTCGTGCAGAGTTTTCAAATTTTTCTCTGCCTCAAGACACTGTTGCTCAAGTTCTTCAATGTTGAAGTTCTTATCCGACATAAAATCATCTCCTTTAATCATTTTGTGGTGTTAATCTTCGACTTTAATAATTTTATATTTGCCGCAATTACATTCGATTTCTTCCCCTTTTGCGAGAGCTTCTCTGAACGTAGAGCAAACACATTTGGTAGATTCGTTCCATTCAAGAGCGCAGGGACAATATCCTCGTGTCTCTTGAAGTTGTCTGTTTACCTCGGCAATGAGTTCTTTATCATCACTTAAAACAATTTTATATTTAGCCATTATGATATCACCTCTGCATATTGGTTGTTGCTAG